TAAGGTAAAAGCACAATCAGATGCTATACAATACCAAAAAGACAGGCAGTATCCAGAACTAGGAGAACAATTAGATATGCTCTTCCACGACATGACTGCTGGCAAAGGCACTAAGGATGGTGAGTGGTATAAGGCAGTAGCAAAAGTAAAAGCAGACAATCCAAAACCAACGGAGTAACAAATGACAAGAGCAAGAACCAACGCAGATCAGGCACACACCGAAAGTGTAGAGTCAATACCACACATAATCCCCGGTGTGCTTTATCCTGCGGTTGCTGGTAAACTCCTAGATGGCTCAACCTCACATGGAGCAACTTATGGTGTAGCACAGTCAGATGGTAGGAGTTATTACTACACAGACATAAAAGGAAGCAAGCCGATAAAAGACCCTAGAATTGGTGCTTATTTTGGTAGTCAGAGGCATAAGTTTAAGTCACTACAATTACTAGAACAAGAGACTGCAACAGAAGGGAAAAATATTTATTCAGTAGATGGTAGGGAGTGGTGTAGGGCATATTCTACAGGAGGAGGTTGGCTAGTAGAACACGCTAGTGCAGGAACTTGTATTACTTCATTTACAGATTGTACTGGTTGTTTCCTAGAAATTACAGGATATTTTAATGATATTAATTTTTTGATTTATACAGGAACTAATCGGTGTGATGATATAGATATATCAGTAAATGGTACTTTATCTGTAGATGGAAGTAATCATTGTCGAACTACTGTTGGCTCTCCACTTGACGCAAGATATGTTGATGCACAAAGTGCTATAAATACAGGATCAACTCTACAGACAAGTTTAGGTACTACTCCAAAAATAAATACAATAAGATATGAAATGAAAACTGGGTCAGGTGAATATGTCCCTATAGGTGGCATAGAACTAATAGCCCAAGACACATCTTCAACTGCAAACAAATCCAAGATACAGATACCCTCACAGAATGTAGTTTCCTACGGAAAGAAGTTCACAGTATCTGGCACACCACACTATGATCCTTTTAATGGATTTGTCAATGATACTACTCTCTTTTCCTCAGTAGTAGATGTTGCAACTTCACTAGGATTAGGTACAGCAACAACATGGGGAGCACCTTGGGATAAGGGAGGTAATGATCACATAAGACCTTTCAACGGAGGAAGAGTAGTTAAGTGGGTAGATAGTTCTGGCAATATAAAAACTTCTGTAACAATGATGCCACCCAATGCACAGAATATAAAAACAACTGTATCAAATGAAATAACTACTGCAAGTGCAACAAATACACACACAATAAATTTTAGTGATGATGCAGTAGAAAATTCACTTTCTGAGGTTGCCAAGACCTTCCACATAAGAGAGTTTGGAAATGGTTCTGCTAATGCAGGAACAGGAGGAAGTTGGAAAGATATTTCAATGACTCATGGTACTCAAGAGGCAAGGGCATTTGTAATGGATGATGGATTAACTTCTTTTTCAGGAAATTTAGTTAAGGAATCTGGAGGAGTATCAACGTATATACAAGCTGATACAGGATATTGGTATTTAACTTTTATTGGAACTGGAATTTCTATTAGGGCTATAGGATATGGAGCTGGGTATTACTCAATTGCACAAAATCTCCCTTATGGTACTCATGTTTTAAAATGTGTTCGTGATGGTGGCCCTGCCGATTACACATTAGATGGTGTAGCTATTAGCAATGTTACTGGTGATACTTATGGAGATGTAGGAGAAGTAACTATTTACCAACCCAAAATGCCTCCTATACCAGAGGATGCTGTAGTCATTGCAGATTATATGCTGATGGCAGATTTTGTTGCACAGACAAGTGAAGATGTTTCCCATGTATCTAAAGGTGTTCGTTTAATAGCACCAAGTCGTGATATGTTTTACGACAGAAGTGCTGGTTCATTTCATCCCAGCCCATTTGTAGCAGAACCGGGTGCATCTCAATTTCATATTAATTGTTGGCAAGGTAATGCGTCTGGTACTGAGACACGAATTTTACCAGTTTTTGGTGATAGTTTTTGTATGACCTTTAGCACAAATTCTGACACTAATACAACTGCAATGCCTCTTACTGCTGGAAGTGCAGGAACAACTGCATTGGATAATTGGACACTAACAAGTGGGGGTAGTAGTGTTACTTCTTTAAGTGCGGCTGGTAGTTTAGTATGTGCCGCATCTAGTGCAAAAGGTTTTGTTTGTGCAAAAGCAGGAGCTTCTGTTGATTTAGGAATACAACAATTAAAATCAGTAGGAACAATAGCAAGTGGTGGTTATCATTACCAGAGAACATTTGGAGTTCATACCCCAATCCATACATCATCACACTACCAGACTTTTGAAACACCTTTCCTACATGAGTTGGTAGGTGGTGACAGGAATATGGAACAAAACAATCTGATTGTTACACCAGATGGTAAAACTTGGGATGAGGTTACAAGGGATACGAGTTATCTTGGTAATATGGTTGTTAATATTACAACAGCCGACACTCACGCAAGTGGTGCAACAGTTATCTTTGATGAAATACGAGGTAGTCTTGGTACTTACAGAGGATTAGGCACAAAAGATTGGACAATAGCTTATGACAGACTTATTTGCTTAAAAGTAGGACAATATGAAGCAATCATTGTTTGTAATGAAGATGATACTGGATATACAACAATAAAATTAAATGGAACTGATCAAGTTTACTCATATCAAGGATCATCTGCTTCACCAAAAACTAAAAACTTTTCTTATTCTTTTTTTGCTCATAAAGGAGATTATCTTCAACTTGTAGGACAATTTGGACATGATACTAATATATTTAATAATTTTCAGATTAAAAGGTTGTAAATGTTTATAAGCCACAAATCAAATACTATTCAATATACCCACGAAACTGAATGGAAATGTAGGATGTTGTCTAAAGGTATGTCCACATCAGAATATTGGGCTTGGGAAGCTAGTATAACTTCTGGTGATCCTCCTGTAATTACATATCCTTCAGAGGATTTTACAATCGTTGAATGCACAGATGAAGATGTTAGAGCAAGACTTGCTCAGTTAAATGATTATCAAGCAGAAGGAGTTTACAACATCAAATACTATGTTTCTAAAAGGGATGCAGAAGAAATACTGGACATAGACGGAAAGAGTCACGATCCAAAGCAGTATGTGCAGTCTCATTTTGTACCAGATGACACAGCAAAAGATGCAAGGCTACTGGCAGATAAGTGGGCTAATGTAAGAAGTGAGAGAAATAGAAAACTTGCAGAGACAGACTATTGGGCATTGGGTGATGCCCCCAGTGCAATCAGTAATGACCAACAAATTTACCGACAAAAATTAAGAGATGTGCCAAAAGATAATTCTGACCCTGATAATATTACTTGGCCTGACAAGCCTTAGTTGCTCACCAGTTCCTCCATCAAGTCAGGGATATTGGATTGATGACGGCCCATATAGAGGAACACTACGAGCAAACAGGGATTATATAAGACCGTACTGGGAATGTGCCGAAAAACGGATGCTCAAATCTCCCTGTATTGAAAGAAAACAGTAGTAAAGGTATCAGAGCATATAATGAATGAAGGTACACAAATCATTATTTGGTGGAGGTGGAAATGCAGTTGAAAATAGGAAATTACTTAATTTCTGGGCAAGGTTTACAATCTCGTTGGCAAATGCTCTTACGTTCTTGGTCCTACTATGGCTATTGTTTTTCGCAGAGGTGCAGGAAACTTCGAGAGACTTGGTTAATATTCTTGTTGGAGCTTATGTGGCAGTGCTTGCTAAAAGCACTGATTATTGGTTCAAAGATAAGAGAGATGCGGAACATGAGGAGAAAGGAGACTGACTAATGGCTAATGGTAACGGTAATGCCCTTACTGCTGCTACCGATCATGCTATGGTAAAAACCTTCACACCTCTGGTTGTGGCAGGGTTGCTAGGAATTGTAGGATGGTTGTTCAGCACAGTGATGGATTTGGAAGAAACAGTTTCTCAGCATTCAATTCATTTAGAGCATTTACATGAAGCTGAAGATACATTTTCATACCAGATGAAAGAACTTAAGGAAGTAGTCACAGGAATACGAATCCATTTAGGGAAGGTAACAGCACATTAATATGGGGGCACCTATGTCAATTAACAATATATTACTCGTAGTTGGCAGCTTAGTGATTGCCAGCATTTCATGGTTATTGGTCACAGTGTCAGAATTATCAGGTGATGTGAAGGTAATCAAATTTCAAGTTAATCAAAATAGTGAGAAACTTACTTCTTTAGCAGGAGACAATTAATGATAGGTTTATTAGCACCATTAATAGGTGGCACTGTAAAAACGATGTGTATGAGCATGCTTTCTGAAAAGCTGCTCCAGCAAGTGATACTGATACTTTTACGAAGGCTTGTAGAATCAACAGATAACGAGGTAGATGATAAGATTCTGGCAGCCTATGAAAAAAGTATTCATGGTTAATAGCACCAAAAAGGTACTATTTACACTCGCAGACAATTTGGGAAAATCGTTATAGTGGGGATAGCTATGCTCATTACACCTAACTTTACAACTGCTGAGATGGCATGCACATGCTGTAATAAATCAGACATGGACGAAGAGTTTATGAGGGTGCTGCAATCTATAAGGGATGAGATACAAAGACCCTTAAAAATCTCGTCAGGATATAGATGTGAAAAAAGAAATCAGCAAGTCTCTTCAACAGGAAAGAAAGGCCCCCATACATTTGCAAAGGCAGCAGATGTGCTTATATCAGGAGCAGATGCCATGAGGTTGTACGATATTGCCAGAAAACATGGAGTGAGTGGAATAGGAATGAGCCAGAAAGGTGCCCATGCTAAGAGGTTTGTCCATTTGGACACACTCTCCCCAGATGAAGGACCAAGGCCGACTATATGGACATACTGAAATGGAAATTATTCTGGAGCTTGAGTGTGGCATTGATGCTGAGTTTGAGCCTGATTGGGTGCCAACCGAAAACTGTGGAGATCACTACAAAGTACAATGGCAATTATCCGACAGCCCAAATACGAGGTGTCTGGATGATGTGTTCGGTGTCTTTTCAAAAAAACTCACCATTTCTCAAACAGGAGATAGTATGGAGGGCATGCGACTGTTATGCAGACGTGATAAGGCAAAAATTAACACCTGAAGAGGTGGCAGGGCCGGAACCAATAACAAGTATTAATCTTAAACAAGTCTTAGTAGAAGAATGCAACCCACAATTAATACCCAATCCAACATAATAAATGCCACTATTACCTATTGAAATTCCACCGGGTTTTTATAGAAATGCCACCCAGTATCAGGCCAAGAACCGTTGGTATGACGGGAACCTAGTTAGGTTTTCTGAGGGTCGTCTAAGGCCCATAGGAGGATGGCAGAGATTGGCAGATACCCAGATCAAGAAGAAACAGGGTGTCAAGTCATTAAAGATAACTACTGCTGGCACGGGCTATACAGGTAATGGTACTCTCTCAGCCACAGGAGGTGGAGGTTCAGGCTTTGCTGGCACATATACTTTAAGTAGTGGTGGTGTGGCATCAGTAAATATTACCAGTGGTGGTTCAGGATATACTTCTGTTCCTACGATTGCTCTTTCTGGCAGTACAAGT